ATCTAAATTTATAATCTTTTCTTTTTTTACTTTATCTAATAAACTCATATAAATACTCCTTTTCTATTTTGTAATCAATATATTAATTTTAAAATAGAGGGTATATAAATACCCTCTATATACTTTTTATTACTTATATTTTATTCTCCTGTGAAGTCGTACTTACCCCAAACAATTGCATTTGCTAAAGCTACTCCAGTGTGTCGATAGAATAATAACTCTTTATCCATATTACCCTTCATGTTCAAGTCGCCTTCTAACATTAAGTCTTCGCCCTCTTCTACAATTTTAATAAGACTGACATCAGTTGCTGGTAATACTAATGCAGTTAAATTATCAAATGTAAGGTCAAATGAATTATGCTTAGTAGTTCTTTTGATAGCAACTAAAATATTTCCATTCCACATTTTAACGTAACCTTTGTCAGCTAATTCCTCAGCTTGACCATCAGAAAGAGTATTTCCAACATATCCATTTAAGAAAGTTTGTGTAGCAACAATATAAGCTTTGCCAACATTGTTCTTAGCTTTAACTTTCTCTGCAAGCTCTTCTAATTTAGTTGCATCAAATGCACCAGTAACAGTAACATTCAAGTTAGAATCGCCATTATAAGCACTAGATGCTAATAATACAGCGTGTACTTCTTCTCTAATAGCTGATACATAAGAGTCCATTACTTTAATAGCAATACTTGCAAATGATACTTGACCACTCATATATTCTAAGAAAGTATGGTATACTTTAACTTCCATTGCATCTGTAGCAACTTCTACCATTCCGTTTTCTAATCTTTGTCTTTCACCATTACCATTGCCTTTTGCAACAATAGCAACGTTATAAAGTTCTGGATTTTCTAATCTAAATGTTACTTTCTGACCCCAAGAAACTGTTTTAACAGTAGCAAAAGGGAATGCTTCACTTACTTTTCCTTTGATATTATCGCTTAAAAAATCTTCAACAATTTCAAAAGCTTTGCTTGTATCTGCTCTTCGCAAATCTTTAATAGTAGGACTATCTAATCCAACCTCTTTCATTAACTTTGCTCTTAGTTTTTCCTCTAAGTTTGACTTAGAGAATTTTGACGATAATTCACTACGGTCGTAGTTAACAACGTCATTCATTAATTTTTTGATATTTGCTCGTTCTTCCATTATAATTTACCTCCTGTATTCTTTATACTATTATGCTACTCTGATTTCAATTTTGTAAGCAACTGTTTGGTCATATCCGATAGTTGTTTCCAATAATACTTTACCATATACTTTTGTTGCTCCTGTTAAATCTGCCGCTGGAGCGAATAAAAACGAACCATCTGCTGGTACTACGAACTCTCCTACTGTTGGAGCACTAGAAAATAAATCCTCACTCATTACAAGTCTTTGTCCATTTTGTGGAATTAAACCTAGAATGATTTCACCAATAGCGATTTTATAATCTGATGCAGTTGTTCTATCATCATAACCGAAGTCATCATTAACAGCGATAAGATATAACTCTGTTGCTAAATCAGCTGTTGCTGGCTCTACAGCAGTAAATACTTCATCACCTAAAATTGTTGCATCTACAGCACCCTGTCCAACTAAACTACCATTTTCTAATTCTGCTGTGTGTACCAAGTTAATATATTGTGCATAATCTGAACCTTTTACGAAATTAATCATTTGTATCCTCCTCATTGTTCTCAATCCATTGCATATATCCAGCGTTATCATCATCTTGAATTTCTTCCTTCTCAAAATTTGTAACTGCTGAAATTGCTATTTCATCTTCATTTTTACTATAACTCATAACCTTATCAGCTACGAATAATTTAACATTTTTAACCAATTCTTCCATAGTATATTCATCACGTTTATCTAAGAAGTCTTGTTTTTCATCGTCAGTTAAATTTTCAACTGTTCTAACAAAAGACGCTTTATCTTTAGATAACTGCTTTGTTTTATACTCTTCAAGTTCTGTAATAATCTTAGCATATTCCTCTTCTTTAGTTTCAAAAGTTTTATTTAATTCATCTTCTTTTTCTACTAAATTAGTCTTATATGTCTCCTCTAATTCAGACTTCTCAGTTTCCAATTTTTCATGGTTACTCTTCATAATACTATTTACAGCTTTGCCAGTTTCTGATTCAAATACTACATGTTCAGTATCATCATTTTCAAAAGCATCTGACATAGGAGTCCAACTAGCTATTGCTTCAAACATGTCTGCCATATCAATTTCAATTTCTTGAGTTTCTGCATTGATTGCGAATTTTACACCATAATCTTTCCAGTCTTCCCAACTTTTAAAATATACAACATCGTCTTTTGTATCAAGATACATATATTTATCATATGTATCACCCCACTCATTTGTGAATGTTTCAAGCGAGATAATCTTTTCTACAAGCATTTCTCTTTTCTGTTCTAGAGATAATTCAAATTCTTTTTCTTTTTCTTTTCCCATCTGTTCACCTCCTTTATCTTCAACTTTTGAATATTCATTAAACATTTGTTCAAATTGTTCTTTGAATCCAGATTTCTTTGTAAATTTATGTGAGAATTTCTCGATCATCGAACCAGCCATAGCTGGAGCATGATTATCACCTAGTGCACATAGTGCGTCAAATGTAGCAGTTGTTATCTCCCAACCACCACCACCGTCTCCTCTATCAATCCAAACGCCATCTAAATCATCTGGTAAGAGTTCCATAGAATGGTTCTTATCTTTATCGAATAACTCAGAACCTTCAAATTTATTCCAAACATATCCATATGTTACAAGGTACTCTTTTTCACCTAGTTCAGTATCAACCATTTCAAAATTAAATTCTGGATTGGGAGGTATAAACCCGTATGGTACTCCAAAATAAACTAACTCTAGCGACTCTTCACCTTCACTATTCTTAGTAACCTTAAAGCCTTCCTCATGTCCAGCAAAATCCATTCCACCGTCTTCATCTGTTGTAAGTCCAACGATTGGTATCTTACCAAGACTTTCATTTGCCATTTCTTCTAATATTTCTTTAGAAAAGAATGTATTGTTATAATTCCACCCTGTATGAGCAACAAGTATCTTTACTTGAGAAAATCTACTGTCTTCTTTTTCATCTTCTACAATTTCATAATTACACTTTACGCTTTTAATATCTAGCTTGTTTTCCATTATTCACCACCTTATTTCTTTTAGTCTCTGGCATTAATGCCATCATCTGATAAATCAACTTCATCTTTCTTATTTGTATCGTCCGCTGATTGTTGATATGACGTTGCTAATGGTGTATCCCATGCATCATCAAAACCAACTATTTTTTCAGCTTGCCTGCCGTATATAGCCTCTAGCTGTGTAATACCAACAGAAGCCGATACATAAGAATAATTACCACCATGTTCAGCTATCTTCATATATCTATTATAAACCTCTTCTTCATTATGAACAGTTTGGTTTATGAAGTTTACAGAATAAACGCTCTTGCCTTTTATGTTATTAGCTATTTGTCTATTGAAAAATGCTTCGTATTGTCTGAGTAATTTGAACATCATATTCTCGTCCATTTTAATACTTGCTTTTATACCAGTACTACTAACAGAGCTTGAATTAAATAACATTCTTGATACACCCGCTGAGCTTAATAAATTACCAAAGTGTCTGTCTACTATATTTGAACTTTGTTCATTACTATCTTTTAAGTTCAACACTTCAACATCAAAAGGATTAGTAATGATACCAAATAGACTAGGTAAGTTCGCTGATGCATTTTCATGATAGACTTCTACACCTTCATCAATTAAATACTTATCTGCTTCGCCACCACTTTCATCAATCGGTATTTTCATGTGTATCAATTTATAATTATCACTTCTACTTGCATCAGTTTGTATTTCTTTTATTTCATGTAATCTAACCATGTCTACAAATATACCACTAAAGAATGGTAGTGAATAATTAACTCCAGTATCTAACTTAAATGCAAACTGTTTGTTTACGTTCGGAGTATACCAGTTCGCACTTCTTTTATTATTGCTTAATCTGTTATATGCATTTTGTATCTCTATTGGAAAATTAGATATTGACTCTTTATGATTATTAAAATAACTTAAATCAAACTTATATATATAAACATCACTTTTATCCTTACCAACTATCTGACACCAATCAAATGGAAACTCCATAAGTGTTTTTTTAGTTGTTCCATTGTATGATAATTCATATCCGAAATAAACATCTTGTAATAGTACCTTCTTTGTTATCTCACCAAGTTTAAGTTTGTAGTTATACCCCTCAAAATATTCTAAAGTTTTAATAAAGTCTTCTTTATCAATACTTTCTTTCGGGTTTATAACTGCTCTATAATATAACATATCATAATAATTAATCAATTTTTTATATTCTTGTACATAATTATATAATTGATATGACACATTTTTTATAGCATTCCTATTTTGCTCTGGTGATTGTATTAAGTCTTGAACAGCGTTATCTTTTAACAACTTACTTGAGTTCACTGATGGTCTATGAAAATCACCTACACCATTTAAAAAATTTGATACATTGAAGAATTTCTTTCCATCAACTTCCGTAATATATTTTTCATAATTTTCTTTTTCAAATGTGTACATCTTATTTGCATGTTGCTCTATATATTCTTCATTCTCATCTGGGAACTGTTGCATTAATCCAGAGTATATGTCACTGTATTGAGGTTTTTGAATTTTGCTTGCCAATTCCTCACTTTTCTGTTTCTCTTTAATCTTTTGTTTAATATATTTTTTCGACAAATTCATTCACCTCCTTTACATTTTACCTCTTCCGACTAAACCTAAATATTTCTTCTTATTTCCAGTTTCTTTTTTCTTTTCTAAATGATTCTCTACAAAGTAACACATATATGCTACCGTCATGAATATATCTTTTTTAATATTCGAGTTTGATTGATTGAATGTAAACTTATTTTTAAATTTACCAACTGTTTTACTCTCAATATTCAATGTTTCTATTACAAATTCATTAGCCATAAAACTTGGTAATTCTTTTGTAAGAAATTTATCTTTATCTACTTCACTATAGTCAACTTGTGAACCATTTAATATTCTAACTTTATTCTTCTCAAACATATTTATAACACTTAACGCTATTTGATGTTGTTGCTCAGTCGTTCCATGTATACTAAATACATGTTGTTTATAATTCTTTACATCTTTTGGAATTTTTTCGTTTATATTATAAGCAAAGAACGGTAAGTAGTCAGAACCATCATCGCCCAAATGTCTTTCTGCCATTCCATCTAAGAAATTCCTACCCATTACATGAGCGTCTATTACAATATATCTTGGATTAAATAAGTCATCTATTATCTTTAATTTTAATACTTGTTGTTGCTGTGTGTCAGTATTTGGTATCGGTATCATATTAACTATGGATACTGACTGAACTTGATTATTACTATTAACTGCCACTCTACCAACCGAGCATACAGAGTTATCATTTTTGCTATTATTACTTCTAGCCCAGTCGACTGACAGCATATAAAACTCATCTTTGCCTAAATCTTTAGAACGTGAGAATTCAGCTTCTGATATCGTTTTAGCTCTCTCTAATTGGTCTATTGATATTATACTATTTCCAGACCCACCAGCAAATATTGTTTCGTAGTTCATATCCCAAGCAATCTTACTTATTGTATCTTTCTTATTTGCTAATTGCCTTTTACTCAAACCCCTATTCCCAAATACTAAAGGTACTTGGTGGTTATGAGCTATTGAGAATACTCCACTATTTAAATTAGCCATAGTTTCATATGATTTCTTTAGTGAGTGGTGTCCAGATGAATTATAATATCCAGCTGATGATATTGACTTTGTAGATGGGACTATAAATTTATCTGGCTTTAAATCCTTCAAATTCTTTCTAGGAGTTAAAGTAGGAATTATAGTGTCTTCTAACACCTTTGTTGGAGTAAACATTCTTTCATCAAGTATAATCTCCCCAGTCGTAGTTGTACCTCTTGATGATTCTGGTGTGGTATTAGACATCTTGCTTCCATTTGCAAAAGTAATTAATGTATCTTCACTGTCGTGATTATGTTTTATTATTTCATCTTTTAAAAATGAGAACATGTTTATTAGTTCAATAATTTTTTCGTTCAATATTTTAGAGGAATTCTTTTTTGTTAATGCTGAATACTGTACGGAATAATTTGGGAATATAATACAGTTCAAAGTTGCAACTGCAATCGTCTCAAATGTCTTTCCAGCTCGTCTATTCTTTATAGCTGTATATCCCATTCTATATCTATTCATAGCTCTCATTGATATTGCTTGGTCTGGGTCAAACTCGAATTTCTTTCCATCTAATTTAGCCATCAAGCTATAAAATTTATCTGGATAAAAGAAAGCCCAAGCTCTGAACTCTTTTAAGAACCCCATGTGCTTTTTCTCCAATGATGTATATTTCATCGTATAATGTTCCCATACTTCTCTATCTTTTCTTGATAATTCGTCCCACACTTTATCTCTAGCCTCGATTAATTCTTTATCGTATTTATTATTCATAAGCTATTACACCTCTACATCTTTAAGAGATATCTTTCCATTATCTAAAGCATCTGGATATTGTTCTTGTATATCTTTAAACTGTGCAACTATATCTTCATATTTAAGATTATTGACATCTTTATCTTGTACTACCATATTATGTCTTACTATTAGAAATAACATTAAATCTATCTCATCTTGCGGATGGTCAAATCCGAAGTCTAGAAAATTTATTGAACCATTTTCTCTTTCAACTTTTTCCCATAATTTAGTAAGTGTTTCACTACGAGTACCCTTGTCAATATACTTTAACTTCTTTTGAGCGGCGAAAAAGTTACCTTGCATTCTTTTAACATCTAAACTAGCTTCGTCATCAGATAATGCTTTATGATATCTATGTCGCTCTATTGCCGCAAATACTAAATTGTCAACATCTCTACTTGACTCTAATTCTATTGATGGAGCTTCTTTTATAAAATATCTCTCATACTCAACTAGCTCTCCATGATTAAATCCCTTACCATATTTATGTTGTAAGTAGTCAATACTCTTCCATAATCCCGGCAATATCTCTAACAAGTCGTCACCAGCATCATTTATCATCATGCCTATTTCTGTTTCTGATGCAGTTTTAGTTATGAGTGCTTCATTTTCTATATCATCTTCTACATATTTAGAATATTCGTGATATGGTTTTATATCCTTACGCATACCAGCTAACACATTAAAATACATTCCAATTGTAGAACCTCCTGCATTATATGCTGAACGCCATACGTCAATATGAAATGGTAAATCCATTTTCTTTAATATTCTTTGAAAACTTTCAACGTCCTCAGAACTATTTATACCATTTTTATAACCATATCTAGTCAAACATTCTCTGCATATAGTTACTCTATATCCACGTTTGTCTAATTCTGGTTTTCTACTCATTTTATAAAAATCAGCTGGTTTTAATTGTTTGTGACATTCTTCACAAAAATATTCAATTTTTCGTGGTCTTCCAATTTTTTTTCTTGCCATACTATACATCTCCCTTTTAAATTAATATTAAATCGTATCACACATAAACCTTATTGTCAAGCATATGCACAAAAAAATTTAGATTTTTACAAACCTAATATCAACTACTGTGTACATTATACCATACTTTGTATGCATTTGTCAAAAACTGTTTTTATATTGGTTATTTATAATGCAGTGAGGACTTTTATAAGATATAAAATAAGTTATATAAAAAGGATTTTGTTATGCCTCACTACACATAATCAAAATGGACACACATGGAAAAGGAGTTTTGAAAAACATGTATGCCCACTGGAATTACTTGGTTATTTTATTTTTAATTTATACTTTAATTTGACAATTAGTACAGAATGAACATACGCTATTGTATGTCTAGCTCTACGTTATTGTACGCTCACTCTACGTATCATTATACCATAAAATGGGTTGTTTGTCAAAAGTTGTTTTTAATTTAAATCTACATCGATTAAAACCTCGGTACTACCATCTATAATATTCAATACTTGACTCTTACTATTAAATGATGATAACCTTTTA